TTTTATTTATTAAGTATGAGGATTTATGTACTGATCCTCAATCTACTATAGAAAAAATATATGATCATATTGGTGCTAAAAAATTTACTCATAATTTTAACAAAATAAAACAATCAGTTATAGAGAATGATAATGCACATGCCTCACCTATTGATCACACTACTAGAAAAAAATTAAAACAATCTAAAACAGATGCTAAACAAATTCTAGGTGAATTTACTTATAATAAAATATATCAACAAAACAAATGGTTTTTTGAAGCATTTGGCTACCCAGAATAAATTACGTATATTTAAACATATTAATCAATAAATTATAAAGATGTCATATTTTTCAGTATTAGTTGAGTTGGAAGGTGAACCAAAAAGAAATGGTGCCCCAACTAAAATTCGTGAGATGTATTTAGTAGATGCTATGTCATGCACAGAAGCAGAAGCAAAAACCGTAAGTAAATTACGTGAAGAAGGTACCCTTACTAACTTTCAAGTTACTAAAGTAAGCGAAACAAAATATTTAGCTGTTATCTAATGAGTTATCTAGAAAAAAGTAAAGACCAATATCTTGAAATAATTACTTTAATAGATGAAAAAATCTCTAAGGGTAAGGGTATAAAGTCTTTACGTAAATCTATAATTGAAAGAATAAATCAATTAGAATACATAATAGACCATAAATGAGTAAAACATCCTCTAAAAATCGTTATACCCAACTAATGAGTTGGCTAGAAACAAGAAAACAAACTGCTAAGAGATTAAACCCTCAAAACTCACCAAGTAAATTAACTCATTATAAAAATAAAGGCAACAGCAAATCGTTATAAATGAGAATATTAGTTACAGGTGGAGCAGGAGCAGTTGGTTCAAACCTTATAAAACAACTACTAAAAAACAACCACAAAGTAACCAGTTGGGATAACTATTCATACGGATTAGAATCTAACCATGTTGATGGATGTAATTATCTAAGAATTGATACTAGAGAAGCCGAACAAGCATTTGATCCAAATTTCGATTTAGTATACCATTTAGGTGAATATTCTAAAGTAGTTCCATCATTTGATAAAATAAACGAAGTATTTGAATATAACATTAGAGGTAGCTTTGCATTAATAGAACAATGCAAAAAACATAATGTACCAATTGTATATGCTGCTTCATCTACTAGGTTACATGCCGATGAAAAACAATCACCATATTCATTTTTTAAATCAACAGTAGCTAATTTAATAAAGGGTTATGGTGAATGGTATGGATTAAAATATAATATATGTTATTTCTTTAATGTATATGGTCCTAAAACAGAAACATGGGGTAATGAATGGCAAACCGTTATAAACATATTTCTAAACCAATATAAAGAGGATAAACCATTAACTGTAACAGGCAACGGTTCTCAACGTAGAGATTTTACTCATGTAGATGATATAGTACAAGGTTTAATACTAGCAGGTAACAATATAAAAAACCATGAATTTCAATTAGGTAGTGGTGAGGAGTACTCTATATTAGATATAGCTAAAACATTTAACCACCCAATTGAGTTTATAGAGGCGAGAAAGGGTGATAGAGAAAAGGGGGTAGCAGATATAGGGGAAACCAAATTGATATTAGGTTACGAACCAAAATACAATGTAAAAAATTACATCCAAAATGAAATTAGAAATAGGTAATAATCAAGGTTATGTTATTATAGAAGACGATACGGGAAAAATACTATCGGTACTAGTAAAAAAAACAGTTAAGAATAAATTCGACTTTATTAATACAAAAAGTTACACAAGTAAAAATAACAAACACAAAACTATATAATATGACACTAGAAGAAGTAGCAATGCACCATCGAATTAATCCCAACAGTTTAAACACAAAAGATGATGCGTTAAAAATAGGGATCAAATCAATTAAAGAACTAGTGCCAATAATGGAAAAAAGGGGCGTAGGTAAAAACACAATAAGTGATATAAAAAGGCTAGGATTATTCTTTCAAGATGTAATAAACACATCAATGTAAAAAAACATAATAAAAAAACTAATAATAAATCCAGCAATAGTGAACATAACGACTCAGACTCGAAAGTTTCTTGATGGATGTGTCAATGTGGAATATGTATATACCATCCTAACCCATACCAACCATAAACACGTTAGATGAAAGCAATACAACGAAACACCCGAGTAAAATGGCATAACCCAACAGGTGAATTGGTAAACATTATAGTACACCAATTTAATTTGTATCGTAGGTTTAAACGTATATTCAAACGAGGTTAATAAATAATTTGGGGCTGGTAAACATAAACACGCTGGTATTCATGGTATAACAACGCCATACTTGCGCTTACTATCCCCTATCCACCCTATGCCCATCTTAATATTCTAAATGCGTTATACGCGTTACCTATAATGTTATATATTACAATACCGATATAAGGATATTGGGAGGTATGTAGATATGTAGATGTGTATTACCAAGTGATGCGGGGTAGGTAGTAGGTGCGAGGCGGGGTGTATACACTTTTGCATGCATGCCACCAAATTTTCTTATCGAACAGTATATATTTTGTTAAATGCACAATTAGCACCGTTGGAAGAAAAAATGATTCACAATAAAATGCGTGTTAAAATGAGGATACTTCAAAAATGTAAAGTAATTTAATAAAAATTTGGATATTAAAATGATTCAGCGTATATTTAGGCATAATTTAAAAGCGAAAATATGAACACATTACAATCAATTACCAAAAATTACAAACCATTTTATTATTTTAACACTGAATCAAGATTAAATTTACTTGATAAGTCAAAATTTATTAAAATTAATAATAAAACTTATTATAAAATAAAATAAAAAAATATTAAAGCACTATGCTAAACGAGATTAATGCGTTCGTTTTGTAGGTGGGGTTCATTACCCCTTTAGCACGGCACTACACCCAAGCATTCCCAGACGTGGGAGGGGAGCTGGTTAAAATATTTGGTTACCTAAAATAAAATTCGTATATTTACGTGTTCAATTAAAATAAAGGTTATGACAACGAACGAATACATTATTAAAGCGACATTAATAGCATACAAACAAGGTGGTATCAGTTTGGATGATGCAGTTGAGTTTATTTTTGATGAATTAGATTTGGCTACCGTAAAATAAGTTTGTACATTTACGTATAAATAAAACATATGAGCACATTAGACGATTTTAATATAGAACCAGGCATGCCGATGGGCTTTAAAATTGAATTAATGAACCCTAAAATTGGATGTCTGCTTGGATTCCAACTATGGGAAGCAGACAATGAAGACGACTATAGTACATTTAAGATACATCTGTTATGGTTAGCTTTGAGATGGGATTGGGTATGATACATTCGTATTTCCGCTTCACACTATTACCCGCCTACCCACCTGCTCCATCCCGGGGCAGGGAGGCTAACCTATTATATATTTACGGACAAAATAATTAAATGGCCACATTAAGGGAAATATACGAGCAACTGGATATAATAATAACAGAACTCGAAGATATCATTGAAAACGAAACAAATAGCAACAAAGCCAGCGATATACAAAAATTGGTATTAATTGCCGTAGAAAACGCAACTGTCGAATTAGATGGCATAATTGCCGACGAGAACGACGGACTATATGAAGAATATGAAGAGGACGAATTTTTAGGAGAAGACGAAGATTTTTGAAAGATCGCGTCGATAGCGGGCCGATAGCGGATCATTAGCGGGATGCTCCCACGTTAGCCGCGGTCCATCGATGGTGCGGGGTCGTTAAAAAAAGTGTTGACATCTTCAGAGATTCCTAACAAGATCCCGCATCGATTAGTATATACAAATATATTATGAAACAACTATGGCGCTATTGGGCACGAGCCTTAGGTGAAAAAATAGGTGAAGATAATAAGAAAGCAGATACAGTAGCTTGGATAAGAACATTTATCATACTTCAAGCGATAATTACAAATATACTCATTGCAGTTAACATATTAATTAATTGGTTTGAAAAATAAAAAACAACTTACTCAACAAGTATTAGAACGAGAGCTATGGAACGCGGCCCTTCGCACCCCTCCTCCCCGTACCCCTAAGACTAAGTACACTCGTAAGGGCAAATCCCGTTTTAACCCTTTTCGCAACGAGGATTAATATTTTAAAATTCTTTTTTTTAAAAATTTTTTGCATCGATACGTGGATATACGGATATCTGTTCGTATATTTATATTGAATTTAAAAGGTTATATTATGCAACACATTTCACCACAGGAAGCCGAACAGTATATTTCATTAAAAGATGATTATACGAATGCTGGTTTAGAATCAGCTGCTTTTTTTACATTAACTCCTTCAAAAAATAAAAAATATCCAGCTAGTGAAGGTTGGGAAGATGTTACTTACTACACTCCCCGTAAAAAGAATATGTTTGTAGAAAGAGGAGAAGGAGATCAATGGGTCTATATTCTATCAAATCCTTCTACACCGGGTCTACTAAAAATAGGCTATACAAAACTCGACCCAGATACTCGCGCAAAACAAATATCTAACGCTACGGGGGTCGCATTACCATACAAAGTAGAGTGGGCTTTTAAGTGTTTTAACGGTGAGCAATTAGAAGGTGAGGTACATCATTACCTTAAGGCATATCGCGTTAATAATAACAGAGAGTTTTTCGAGATAGAGCTTAATGAGGCTAAAAAAGCCGTGATGGAAATTGGAGAAAATTATATATAAATTTGGCTCCCCGGGAGACTTATTGTATATTTACGTGTTCAATTAAAAAGGTTATATCATGTTAAATTTTATTAGAAAAAACAGTGAAAGAATAATATTAATTATACTCGGAACACTAGTGTGTTTAGGTTTATTCAGTTGCCAACCCGAGCCTCTTGATGATATTCATTTTGAATATGATATTCTCAGTCAAAAAAGATTTAACCCCCAAGCTCTTATTATTAATAATGATAATTCCAAATATAGAACCATTTATTTAGATACCCTTCAATCAAATGTATATACCTCCATCTACGCAGAAGCAAACGAAATGCCCGAGCACCAGAGATATAACGGTGAAAATAATATATGGGCTACTTTCCACACCCCTGCTACTTATAGTAGCCCTGATAGTGACGGTAATCTTAGTAATGTTCCTTATGTTGCTTCCACCTCTGTTAGGTTTGATTATGCTCGAACTTATAATGGACAAACAACTGGATACGTCCCAAAATACTTGGATTTATATACTAAACAAATGGTGGGCCCGATTCACAAATCTGCGGTAAAAAATAGAGATACTATTCCTGTTTATATGCATGTTGATTTTGATGGAGAATATCAAGTTAGAGATACGTTATTTATTGTTTTAGCTCCTAGATAGTATATACGTATTATTATATATATAACACATCGGTTACTTTTCTTAGAAGAGTCTGCTGAGTCAAATTTAAAAAAATGTTAGAAGATCAATTTGAAAATGCAATTAATGAATTAGAAGGTTTAGCTAAAGGTTTAGGTTCATTGACTAATAATTTAATTGAAACTGCTTTAGAACCCATTGGGCTTCTTTTAGAAGAGGATGATAATGGTAAACCTTTATATGAAAGTAGTGAGAAAGAAGATTTAGAAGGAATGATTTTTACCTTAAAAAATGATATTATTCCTTTATGTGAAGAATCTAGATATAGTGAAGGGGAGGAAAAAGCTAGAAAAATGATAGAGGTTTTTCAAAATAGCTTGGAGAAGTAAAAAAAGATTATTACCTTCGACATACGGTTGGTTTTAAAAATTAAAAATGGAAGAAAATAAAAATAAGAAAAAAGGGGTAGGGGAAATAACATTATATACTTTGCCATATTGTGATTATTGTAAGGTATTAAAACAATCTCTTTCCCACCTCAGAATTCCATTTAAGGATATTAATGTTGACCAGAACCCTCAATTAGGGGACAACATTGAAGAAAAATTAAAAACAGAATCTTATCCTATTATATATTTTCAAAAACGTAAAGGGGAATATATTTATATACTATCCGAAACAGACTTGGAATCCCTAAATGGCATTCGTATATTTAATACGATTGAGGAAGCACTAGAAATCCTCTTACAATATTATTATGAGATATAAAGATAATTTACAACGTAGTTTGGCTAAAATTGAAAATCAATTAAATGTTTTAAAACATCATTCACAACGTGGTGAACATGTTCAAGTCAACCAAACAATTGATTCTATAAAAGAAATTATAGAACAATCACAAACACTTTTAAATAACGAAACACAAATATAAAATGGTTTTAACAGCGGAGCAAATAAAGGAGAATTATGGGGTACTCCTTAGTGGCATTGAGAAATACGTTCAAGGGGATCGTAAAGACCAATTTTTGGATTTTTACAATCAATTAGATGAACGGATCGCACTGCTCCCAGCCTCTCATAAAAAGTCGTATCACAATTGTTTTCCCGGGGGTTATGTTGAACACGTTATACGTGTAATTACTGCTGCATTTAAAATAAGTGCTGTATGGCAGGAAATGGGGACAAAGGATACTTATACAGATGAAGAGCTATTTGTTTCCGCTTTAAACCATGATTTAGGTAAAATTGGATCTCTAGAACATACTTCTGTTTTCCCATCCCAGGATGAATGGAGGAAGAAAAATCTAGGTGAAATGTATACCTTTAATAAAGCAAATGAATATATGACGGTCCCAGATCGTTCTTTATTTTTATTGCAACAAGCAGGGATCCAACTTACAACTAATGAGTGGATTGCTATTAAAACCCATGATGGTTTATACGATCAGGCAAACGAATCTTACCTTAAAGGATTTATGCCCGAGACTAAACCTCGTACTTCACTTCCTTTTATTTTACACCAAGCTGACCTTATGGCAGCAAGAATTGAGTTTGAAAGAGAATGGTTAGACACTTTTGGAAAACCTCAATCCGAAGAAAAAACTACAAAACAAGATCGAGTTAATATTAACTTAGATAAAATAGGTTCTAAAAATACTAATTTAATGGATTTAGTAAAGAATCTCTAAATGACAACAATCACTATTATTTTAATTAATGTTGGTATCCTCATTTTCGGGATCATTTCCTATATTATTTGGAATTTGATGCGTAAAAATGAGAAACTAGAAGATGCTATCATAAAACGGGACCAGTATATAGACACTATGTCTATTATAATGTCCGAATCAAATCGCAAAATTAAAGAAATAGATTCAAAACAAATATTTGAATCAGACGATGAAATAGGATGGTTTTTTAAGGGTATAAAAGAGATTCAAGAACTTATAAACGAGTATAATCTAAACAAATAAATGAGCTTACCCTTAGATGATGATTTGCAGGCCAAAATTCTAGCTGTACCACAGAAAGATGAAGGTCCCCAATATACTAAAAAAGGTACTTTAAGAAAAAGAAGACCTAAAACCAAAAATCAATATTTTACAGCTGATACTGAAGAAGCAATCATCGAGTATTTAAATACTACTGATGAACGTATGCGTAATAAAATATATAATGAACGTATATGGTATGGTTTTCACAAATTAACAGAAAATATTATCCATACCTTTAAATTCTACTATACAGAGGTAGATACTATAGCCGAGTTACAACATGAGGTAACAGCTTTCCTTTTAGAAAAACTTCACTTATATAAGCAAGATAAAGGTAAAGCCTTTTCTTATTTTGGTACTATTGCAAAACGTTATTTAATTTTATATAATAATAACAATTATAAAAAACTAAAACAGCGGGCCGAAGTAGATGCTATAGATAATGATCAGTCAATTACAATTGATATTATTAACAATCAAAATGTAATTGAACAACCTAAAGATGAGGCAACAGAATTTATAGAATATCTTATTAAATATTTTGATTTATTTTTATTTGATCATTTCCCCAAACCAGAGGATGCTAAAACAGCAGATGCTATTATATCCTTATTTAAAAGAAGAGAAAATTTAGAGTTATTTAATAAAAAAGCAATATATATTTATATACGTGAAATAACAGACCAAAATACCCCACAAATTACTAAGGTCTTAAAAAAAATGAAAAAGATATATAAAAAATTAGCTACTCAATATTATGATTATGGGTATGTAAGTATGTCTCTTTAAATTTTTAATGTATCTATATTTATATCCAAAGCACCGCTATGGATTTTTCACAAGTAAAATTATTCGGAAAGAAAAGCTTCTCTGATCTCTTAAAAGAGATACACGTTAATCAAAAAGATAAAGAAGTTCAACTCCGTTCTTTAATAGAAGGATTAAAACCTATGATCACCAGTCCTGGTGATGCCGTAATTATGGTTCCTTTAATTAAAGAATATATGGAACTAGCTATTAAGAATGATGATGCCCTAATTAAAATGGCTGGTATCGTTCAACGTGCTATGAATAGTAAAATGGCTGATACAGACGAGATACTTTCAGATGAAGATAAAGAGATGTTATTTAGTTCTCTTCAAGAATTAGATTCAAAAACCAAAGAAATAGAAGTTAAACATGCCGGTTAACAATCAGGGCCCTGTATCTGGTATTAATGATAGAGGACAATCTAGTATAGGATCAAAAAGTGGAGGATTTATACCTGTAAGGGTTATAGATGTTTCTTTAGTCCCTGAAGAAGACGGACGTTCTACTTATCAATTAACAGATGGGTTTTGGGGAATTGGTGCTATTAAATTTGAAGCAATTAACAAAGGTAGTTTAAAAAGAAAGTTCCCACAAGGTAGTATAGCTTATCCTTTAGATGCTAATTATAGAAAAATGCCTTTAATAAATGAAATTGTATTTGTTATTTTAGGTCCATCTCGAAAACGTCTTTTAGATGGCAATTCAGATGCTGTTGAATTTTATTATACAAGTGCAGTTAATATTTGGAATGGTGTTCATTTAAACGCCTTACCTTCACCAAATACCCTTCCTTCATCAACTAATAATTCAAGTAACCCAAATGTAGATAGAGGTATTGAAAATAATGAAGATGGTCCTCAACCTGAACCATCTTATGGACAATTGTTTACTGAAAACCCCGCTATAAGAAATTTATATCCACAAGAAGGAGATATAATTTTTGAAGGTAGATTTGGAAACTCCCTTCGATTTACCTCTACAAATACTCAACCTTCTAGTAGCAAATCCATACAAAGTCCATGGAGTACTACGGGAAAAAACGGTACACCCTTAACAATATTACGGAATGGGCAAGTTGATGCTGGAATACGTAATAATGACTGGTTTCCAATCTACGAAAATATTCAACAAGATGATTCTTCTATATACCTTACATCAGGACAAACAATCCCTGTGGCCTTAGCATCAACAAATTTTAATTCTTATGGTATAGATGCTGTATCTGCTGTTGATACTACAAAACCTTTACAAGAAACTCCTGTTTCAAATACTACTGTATCACCAAAAGAAGCAGATTCTACGGGAAGTGTATTCGATACAGTAAATGTAGAACCCACTTTAAATACAGGATCTAATGGCTAAACAAAATGTTCCTTTTGCTCCTGCTTTTCCCTATAATGGTAATCAAATTATTATAGATTCGGGTCGTATTATGCTTAATGCAAAAGATGATGCCATATTAATATTAGGAAATAAAACAATTGGTTTATCTTCACCTGGGAGTATTAACTTAGATACTAATACTTCTGTTATAGTTAATTCCCCTAAAATTAAATTAGGAATAGGAATAGATTCAGACCACCCTTTAGTTAAGGGGGACGTTTTAATAGATTTACTTAATGATTGGATTGAGATTTTTGGTGTAGGAATTGTAGAACCACTTAAAAAAGCCTTAGATTCACAAGGTTTTGAACAAACTGAACTGCAAATGGTTTCAAATGCTTTTGAAAAATTAACTAACGTAGTACAAGAAAGGAAAAAATTCCTTCTTTCTAACACCACTTATACTAAATAATGAGTAATAAACTACTAAATAAAGTAAAATCTCAATATAATACTACAAGTAAACTTTTAAATAAAGTTAATAGATTATCACTTGATATAGTTTATGGTAAAGGTATTAGTGATGAAGCAGGTGCTACCCAATCTATTCGAGCACAAAGTAATCAAAATTTAGCTAATAAATTAACTAAAAATTTAAGTTTATTTAAAACATTAGTAGCTTTAAAACAACTTAACACTTATGATATTTGTAACCCCTTAAATTTTTCAGCTAATAAATTATTTCCTTTAGATAGTATAGTAGGGGGAAAATTACAACAAGTAGCTGGGGTTATTAAAGAAATTCAAGCAGCATTAAGAGGATTTTCCATTATACCAGGTACTATTGAAGTTGAAGCTATATCTGAAAATGGTCAAGAAATTAAAACCGGTCTTATAACTTTAAGTTTAAAAAGACCATCAGATCAACCTATTGCTAATGGTACAACTGTATTTATCACCCAAGCTGATGATGAAAATATTGGGGTTCAAATGGCAGGTACTGTAGAATCCTCTTTAGTTCCCTTAGAAGTTGATGAAATTCCTGAAGAAACCTATGATGCTATAATTAATATTACTTCTTTTTCACCACTTGAACCTCCCTATGCTAAAAATAAAAATGGGGTTACTTTAAAAGATGAAGATGGTAATCCTATTCCTAGAAAGTTTACTAATTTTAAACTAGAAGTACAAAAAGTATCTACCTCAGATATAAGACAAATTGCAAAAGAAACTAGAGAAATAGCTGAATTATTTAGATCTATTGGTATTGCGGATTTTGCTGATGACATTGCTGATATTCAAGCTGTTCCTGGATTATCTAAATTAGCAGAAACTGCTAAAAATATAGTTGATATAGTAAACGCACCTATTGCTGCTGTAAGTCAAACTGGAATACCTACTGGACAAATAGCAAATAGACAAGAAGCCATAGCTGATTTTTTAGATGGTGGTTTAACGGCCCAACAAGTTTTAGATAGAGCTAGAATATTTTCAGATTTTGCTAGAAAATTAGAACCCTTTGCTAGATTTGATTTTTCTTTAGATAGTATATTTAAAAAACAAGTAGAAGAAATAAATAAAATTCTAAATGGAGTTGTTCCATTTGGTGATTTAGCTAAATTTGTAAAAGCTGTAGCTAGAGGTGTTCGATTTATAGTGGGTATAGTTTCATTTATAATACTACTACTTAAAGTTATTAATACTATACTAAAAGTACTAATTATTATTATAAAAGTACTTAAAAAAATTATTAAAATAGTAAGAAAAATAATTAAATTATTAGGATTACTTACAGGAGGAGCTTTATTAAAATTAGCAGAAAAATTAAGACATATAGAAGATGCTCTTCAACAAATTATAGATGTGCTCACTAAACTAAATAATGTTATTGAAGCACTTTTACGACCACTTTTATTAATAAAAAAATATTTAAAAGAAATAGTTATAGAATTAACTAAATTATCTGTAAAATTAGAAACTTGTGAAAATCTAAAAGATTCAGATCTAACAAAAGATATTTTAGATGCTACTAAATTAGCTGCTATAACTGCTCGTAATTTAGATAATGTTGTCACTGCTGATGATAGAGATATAAACATATCTATAGCTTCTGGGGTTGAATTCAATGAAAGTGAGGCTCAAACTTTTAGAGAAAACCTTCCTTATTATAATAATAGCAAATTTATAGATAACCAAAATGGTTTCTTATTTAATTTAAGAGAAAATATAATTGGGTTTGATCAATTTGGAAATCTAGTATTTTATTCACCTTTAGTATCATTAGCATCAGGAGTTAATTTTGATGAGAGTGAAGCTCAACAATTTAGAGAAAATTTAAGATATTATACTTTTGATAAATTTAGAAATAATGAAATTGTACTAGCCTTATTAAATGAAGCCGATAAATTATCTGCTGAAAATATTAAAAATGCTAGAGAAGTAGATCCTAATGATGTGTTTGGGAATTTCCAAGAACGTTTTATGGGTTATACTATAAAAATTCAAGAAGAAAGACCTCTTCAAAAACCTGCTAATACACAAGTTAAAACTAGAAGAAGAGGTATAGCTTTAGATGGAAATGAAAAATTGGTTGTTTCTACTGAATTAACCTTTAATGAAAATTTAACAACTATAGTACAAGAAGTTAAATTTAAAATTAAAAGAAATATAGAATTAGGTTTAATATCAATTAACACAACAGATAAATTAGGAGTAGATGTTTCAGATAGTGATGTTTTAGATATGACTGCTGGAATAGGAGCTCCTCCTCTAATAGTTAATGATATTAAAGCTGAAGCAAATAATAGAGCAGCTAGTAATATTTCTTCAAAACCTGATCCCGAAGCAAATATACCCTTTGAAGCTAGAATTGGTAATGAACCTTTTGTTGAACAAGAATTACCCCCAACTTCTATACCTCAAACTGCAGATAAAGGGTCTGAAGCAAAAACATCTCCTTTAGATCAATTGGTTGATCAAGGATTCAATGATTTTATCCAAACTAATCCTTCTTTAAAGAAAATACAAGATACTATTGATTTAGTTTTTAGAGCCACTCCTCAACAATTAAACCAAATCTTAAATCAACCCGGTAATGAAGAATTAGATCCTGAACAGTTTGCTGCTAGCTTAAAACAATCTATATTAGATGAAGTTGATCCTAATCCTGAAAAAATTCAAGAAGTAAAGGATAAAACAGACCAATGGTATGAAGGATTAAAAGAAAAAGCTAAGATAGAATATGAAGAATTTATAAAGACTATAAGACTAAAACAACCTAAACCAGAATTTGAACAATATTTTCAAGATATTGAAGAACAAGAATTACCTAAATGGATTAAATTTTTATTAAGACAAAGATATACTGAAACTGAAGTAGAATCTGGTTTAGAGAAAAATGAAATTAGAGATAAGTTTAAAATTCAAATTAATGATAATGATGTAAAAGTTACTATCAGAAGAGCATTTAAACGAAAAAGTATTTCACAATAAATTAAACAAATAAAAAAATAGTTAATAAATATTTATAATCATGAAATTAGAAGCTTTTAGAAAAATTATTCGAGAAGAAGTAAGAGGTGTAATTAAAGAAGAACTTTCTTTGATTATGCAAACTCCTATTACTGAAACAAAAGTAGTCCAGAAGCCAGTTGTAGAACAAAAACAAACAAAACCTTCATTATCTGAATTAACAGAGACAGTACAACCTTCTGTTCCACAACCTCCCTTATTTGATTCACAAAACCCCTTAGCACAAATGTTAAATGAAACAGCTGCTTCAGGAGAATGGAGAAATATAAATGGAGGTGGATATACTTCTCAAAATGCAGTTGGGTTCCAAGGTGGAATGCCTGGTGGTGCAACTAAAGTAGTTGAAAGCGTAGATCAGATGTTAGCTGGAAAACAAGGAGCTACAGATATAAACCAAGTATCAATTGATGCTGTACCAGACTTTTCAGGTTTAATGGGTAAAATGAAAGAATCAGGCAAAATATAATGGCATATATAGTACGTAATGTTGATATTCTAGATTTAAAACCTAGTACGGGTGTAGGTGTATCTATACCCTTTAATGGTCCTACAGGATTAAATACAACTTATACTACACAAGATGCAATTAAATCAAACCTTTTAA